AAATTCATATTTAATGGTATCATTTATTGTAACAATTACATTATTTTCCGGTAGTACCGTTTCTCTTATATATTGTAAAACATCATCACCGGTATAATCGAAATTGAATTCCATTCTTTCAACATTACTAGTGGGGCTATTATAAATAGCAGTTATGATAAAAAGATTTAATCTCATTTTAGTTTAGTAAAATAAAATTTTTGCATTAATTATACATATATCCATCCATATTTATATTCTCGCTTATCAGGATACTTGGTTTTAAAGATCGTATCCAGCCAATACTCTCCAAAATTGTAATTACAATACTTGTGATGCAATAAATGATGATTGCCGACAATTTGAGTGAAACGAGCATCGTGTCTCATCATTCCACGAATGTTTAAAAAAGTAGTTACAATTATTAAATCCCGCAATGTTGCTTCTACAAAAATAAATGAAACCATAAGACCAAGGCTTTGAAAAATGCTTTCAAACCAATGCGCCAAATAAGTATCTAAAAAATTTGGTTCCGCTTTAGTATGATGAACTTTGTGAATAAACCACATTTTTCTTTGATGTAGCAAAATATGCGATATATAAAACCAAATGTCATAGCTAAAAATTAAAAATAAAATTCTCCACATTTTTATTTTGAGTGCAGCATTACTTAAATTGATTTAACGAAATAAACTTGCATAATAAAATGGATTATCATCATCATTTTGGAAATGAACGAGCCTATATGAGAGACATTATATTAGGTATTAATGACGGTTTAATTTCAACATTTTTATTAACCATTGGTGTATATGCAAGCGGACTTTCATGGTCTTCAATATTGCTCACAATTATAAGTTGTGCAATGAGTGGAAGTATTTCCATGGCGCTAGGTGAATATTTGGCAACCAAATCACAAATTGAAGTCACCGAAGCTGAAATTGAAAGCGAAAAGACACATATTAAAGAACATATAGATGTCGAGTTGAACCAGGTTCGAGATTTTCTTGTACTTGATTTGCATATGGATAACAATCCAATCCTTGTTGAAAATTTTGTCAACGCCATGTCCAACAATAAAGAAGGATTATTAAATTTTATGAAGAGGATCGAGTTTGGCATCACGGAGGACGATCAGCGAACTCCGTTGACTGCAATGTTGGTATCGGGTGGTTTATTCTTTATAGGTTCTATTCCTTCGATAATTTCCTTTAGTAGTACTCAAAATTTAGAACTCGCATTTTATATTAATATTGTATTAAATATTGTTGCATTGTTTGTGGTAGGTGCGGTCAAAACAATCATGACAAGAACAAATTTATTTAGTGCGGGAATGGAAAATTTAGCGTACGGATGCACAGGCGCCTTTATATCGTATGGTATTGGATACGCGTTTGGAAAACTAGTTTAACAATTTCAAGATGACTTTAGTTTATGGCACCGTTGATGAACAACTTGCAAATTTTCCTTTTCTGTCTTTCCACCATTTGTCCAAGGATTGATATGATCACCTTCGTATTTTTGCTTCTCTGTAATTTTTTCGGAACATAATGGGCATATTCCTAGCTGGTCTTTCAATCTTTGTTCAATCATCTCTTTCGAAAAATATCGTTTGTCACTCATAATTTCAAGTACATCATATAAAATGGCATCAATTTTATTGATTAATTTATTTTGAAATGCACCGTTACGATTGTTCGTGATTTCACTCTTTTTTTGTTCCTCTACAATATATTGTGAAAATCGTTCTACCAAACTGGGCAAAATTCGTGTAAACACTTCATTCGAACTTGTAAGCGCGACAGTACGACATACCATAAACATGTACTCGACTCGTTTTATTTTTTTACTAATGGAAAACAAATTACATTGATCAAATTTATCCATTATATATTTAATACGATCAATCATACTTGACAATTTTGAACCATATTTGGTAAGCGTTTTTTGGACACCTTCTTTTGTGATTTTCCCATCCTGACCAAACACTTCAATCTTCCATTTTTTGTACATGTCATTTAGTGACATGAACTTTAACAATTTATTGTCCGAAAAAGCAATCCATTTTCCGATTTCTTCTTCAATTCGTCCTCGTTTTGAATTATCATAAGGATATAATGGAGAATTGTAAAAATTTTTTGCATGTTGCTGGAGAAGCTCGTAATAAGGTTGTAGTAATGGTTTCTGAAATTCAAAGTCATTTAGCGGTTTACTGGAACGATTAAGTAATTCATACATATCACTTAATTTTTCGGGATCGTTCCGATAACTTGAATCAAGTTTGTTGAAAATAAATTCATAATTGCGAATTTTTTGTTTTTGATCTGGAGTTAAATCTTTGAAATATTTACCAAAATAGTCTTCCATCTCCAATTCCATTAAATCTTTACCAATCGAAAACTCGTTATTCAAAAACCCAAGCGCTGTTGTCAAGCGATGCATGCCATCAAGTACTTCTTCACTATCATCTTCATCATTATATATGGTCCATATTGGATTCATTGCGCGGTCAATCAACATTGTTTCGACAAGCCTTGTTTTAAGTTTATTATCCCAAGATTCATATTCTCTTTGAAATGATGGCTTAGTATTCAAATATACTTGACCCGTTGATTTTGCGTTCTCAACATTCGTTCGTAAATTTATAATATTCAAAGCAACTTTACTCATTTTAAATTAATATTCAAATGGAGTCAAGAATCAATTTTTATTTTACAAAACTGATTCATTATTAATTTTACAGCAACAAATTAATAAATGTCAATTAGAGTTCCGTTATCCGAACTTAAAGATAATGATATAGAAAGCTTTGAAAAATATCTCTTGATTGAGGAAAATACCCGTCAAAATAAACAAAAAAAGGCGAAATTTCCATGGATGGTGATGCCTAAATATAATACAGTTCGTCGCGATGATATATATGTTTATTTACCCTTTCAATGGGGAATGAATTATTTTGCCAAGAAATATAGAACACCACGAGAAGATTGTCAACCCATAAAAATATCCTTTCAAGGAACATTACGAGACGAACAAAAAGTCATTTTAAAGGAAACCATTGACATGTTGAACCAAAATGGATGTTGTATGATGGCAATTTACCCTGGCGGTGGAAAATGTTTGGCAAAAGGAACTCGGGTGCTGCTAAAAAGTGGAGACTCGATTTGTGTTGAAAATATAAAGGTTGGAGATTTATTAGTTGGTGATGATTATCAAGAAAGGATTGTAAAATCAACTTGTAGAGGGTTTGAGACAATGTACAGGATTACACATCGTCACAATAAATTTTTAAAATATTCATGCAATCAATCTCATATATTGACACTATGGGATAACACTGACTTTAAAGTGATTGACATTCCATTGCAAAAATATCTTGAATTATCCGAACAAGAACAAGCAAATTATTATGGATTGTATCAAGATTTTGATGGTCCAGATTTTAATTTACAACAACAACGAACTGCAATAAAAAAGTTGGCGAAAGAGGAGAATACACTTTATACAATTAATGTTTCTCCCAGCGACTTTTACAAAATACTTTCTACAGTAATGCTTTCTGGACTCGTTGTCCATCCATCAACCAATTCTGAACAAATTATATTTAGTGATAATTTTAATGTGTTTGAGGATTTCCACAAGCGAGTACAAGTTATTTTTCCAATGAAAATTGAAAAAGTCGGTATTGGTGAGTATTATGGGTTCGAATTGGATCAAAATGGTCGTTTTATGCTGGCCAATGGAATGCTAACTCACAATACAATTACTTCCTTGGCAATCGCTGGAGTGATCAAACTCAAGACACTAATTCTAGTTAACAAAATTGTCTTACTAGATCAATGGATTGAAACAATAAAAAAAGTTTATGGAACACATGCACGAATTCAGCAAATTACAACCAAAACTAAAATTAATCCTGGATGCCAATTTTACATTATGAATGCGCTCAATGTGGCTAAACGCGATTCTAAAGATTACGAAAAACTAGGGATTGGATTTGTGATTGTCGATGAGTGTCATTTAATCATGACCAAAATATTTTCAAGAGCCCTTGGTTATATATGCCCTCGATATTTAATTGGTTTGAGTGCTACACCTTACCGTCCTGATGGATTTGATACAATGTTGGAACTATATTTTGGACTACGAAAAGTTGTACGAAAGCTGTTTCGAGAGCATCAAGTCTACTTTTGGGAAACGAACATTAAGATTGTCGCAGAAAAGGATAATAAAGGTCAATTGTTGTGGAATACAGTAATTGATGCTCAAACAACTCATGTAGAACGCAATAATAATATAATCTCTATTTGTCAAAAACATGCACATCGTAATATACTGATTTTGAGCAAGAGAATTCATCAAATTGAAACCATTCACGACGGTTTGCGTGAACGTGGAGAACATGTTACACTGCTCAAAGACGGCGAAACAAGTTTTGACAAATCGGCACGAATTCTGATTGCAACCTTCCAAAAGGTAGGGACAGGGTTTTCTCACGATAAATTAGATATGCTTATTTTAGCCACGGATGCCGAAGAATATTTTATCCAATACTTGGGACGCGTGTTTCGAAGACCCGATGTACAGCCAATCATTCTAGATATCGTCGATGATAATCCAATATTACGAAGACATTTTCTGACACGGAAGAATGTGTACCAAGAATGTGGAGGCAAAATTTTTCCGTATTCTTTGTAACAAAAACTGTTTGTTTAGCAAAATTTTCATTTTATAAAATAAATGAAAATACAATTGTGTTCTGATATTCATTTAGAATATGGAGATTTGAGCTCAAGTGATTTTCCAAATATTGTGAAACCGTGTGCACCAATTTTAATATTAGCGGGAGATGTCGGAAATCCATTTCAAGAAATTTACAAGGATTTTTTGTCTTTTTGTGCAACACATTTTGAAAATGTATTATTGTTGAGTGGAAACCACGAATATTACGGTTTTAATATGGATAAAGTCAATCATCAAATAAATAATATTGTTGAGCCATTTCCTAATGTGGTATTTTTGAACAATAAAATTTGGGGATTTGATAATATTAAATTTATAGGGACGACTTTATGGTCGCACATACCTGATGAAATTTATAATTCAGAACTAGAATATATTAATGATTACAATTTGATAAAAGGTTTTCATCGTATTTTGTCCAACTTGTTATTTGAGCAAAATGTAAAATTTATACAGCAAAGTCTTGAATGTGATACAGCTCAAAAATGTATAGTGCTAACGCATCATGCGCCTTCTTACCAATCAATATCACCCGAGTACAGAGGAAACGACTTGAATCATTGTTTTTTTAGTGATTTGGAATATATATTTCAAGAGTCTAAAAATTTGAAATGTTGGATTCACGGACATACTCATTATAATATAGAATATAAAATCGATACTAAACCAGTATATTGTAATTGTTATCGAGGGCCCAATTATAAAAAAGATTGTACAATTTTTTTATAAAAGTAATAATAAATGCTTGCTAATTCCGCGTGGAACGATTCAAAATTATGGATATCACATGCATTGGTATTTCTTCATTGTGTTGTTAATGTTTATCCTGAATCTCCTACAATACAAGACAAATTGCATCATCTTGATTTTTTTAATTCGCTTATTAATGTTTTGCCCTGCAAAGAATGCCGTGTATACTGTAAAGTTTGGTTAAAAAATAATCCTTTGGAAAGAGTTTTAGTCTCTCGAACCCAATTCAAAATATGGATGACGAATTTTCATAATTATATACATTTGTGTTTGAACCGACCAAGACTACTACAATCTTGTTCCGAAGGTGATGATATTATATTAAAGTTTGCCAAAAGAAGGAGGAAATTTATGGGAGATTATGATCCCAATATGTGGAGATTTACAAAGATTTGGGGAGCACATGCGTGGGTATTTTTACATTGTATTGGTAATACTTTTCCTTCTCGGTCTACCGCGTTTCAAAAAGAACAATACCGCACCTTTTTTAATGCATTATTATATGTATTACCTTGTAAATTGTGCCAACAACATTACTCGCAATGGATACAAGCTGAGCCGATCCATGATGCAGTTTCTTCATCCAATACCCTTAAAAGATGGATATTCAACTTGCATAATCATGTGAATATGCGATTAGACAAGAAACTATTACCTGATATTTGCGCCGCAGAAGAAAATATAATAAAATTTGCGTTGAAATCAGATCCTTTTGTATGATTTATAATATGACATTGATTTTTTTTACCAATTGAAATAATGTATTCATGGGTAGTCTAATCATGCTATGACCATCTTCTACCGGATTGTAATAATAATTAGGAATAGTTTTTTCAATTGTAAAACCAAATGATTCATATAATTTTATCGCATTGGTGTTATTCACTCTTACAGAAAGATTCACTGGGGTAGAATAAGTGCTTACACAATGTTGCAAAAGCGCTCTTCCCAATCCCTTTTTTCTATATTTCTCTTGAACGGCAAAAGAAATTATTGAATCTTTGTTACAAAAAATATACCCAACAACCTCGGAACCAAAAACGGCTACAAAAGAATGCTCTTTACCAATGTGAAATTGTTGATCCCAAAATAACTTGTCATAATTTTCTGGTAATGATTCAATATTGACTTTAATCATACCAGGAATATCGGTATATTTAGTGGGTCGAATTAAAATTTTCATTTTTAGTAATTAAACTTTAAAGTCTTTATATTTGACAATAATGAAAAAATTTATTATAATTGTTCTTGTTGTTGTTGATAATCAAGTGAATCATGTATTATTATTCCATTGTCAATCATCCTCAGACATTGTTGTTGATTTTCCAAATCTTCGCTCAATACTTGTTTTCCAGTTCGGATTCCCCTTAGCATGTGAAAATAATCATGATGCCAATGTTCCAGGATATTTTGATTTTCAAAGGTATCAAAGGATGTGCTATTTTGTTTCAAATCGGGATGATGACAAACAAATGGTCTTTCCTTGTAATTTTTTATAAATTTCAACAAGGTACACGCTTTCAATGAACCTAACACCAAACAAGTACGATACACAGAGCCGCATTTTGATATATTATAAGTTTCTGGAATTCCATAAGTAAATTCTGTAATACCAAATAGTTTTATTGCTTTTTTATAAACTATTTTATGTTGTAAAAATGGATAACAATCCATGGAAAGGCGATATAAATCATTGTATTCTTGTTTCGTCAAATCTTTTACTTTTGCAAAAGAAATATCCAAATGTTTGTATCTCGCATAGGGAGTGTTATTTAAATTGTCCAAGAATTTATTATCCGGGCTCATTGCCCAACGAACTTGTTGTATTCCCAAGCTTGTTTGATATTGTAGTCTAGATATAATTTTTTGCGAATAGTGCCATTTCGCCAACAATGCAAATAGTAATCGAAAATGCTCTTTTGTATTGTATTTTTCAAGAAAGAGTGAATCTACTCGATTCCATTGATAACTTTTTATTGCATCGAGTAAAATTTGATAATTATCTAAAAAATCAGAATTTTCCAAAGTTGACTGTTGTCTCCATGACTGTTGTCTTTGAGAGGAAACTGTATTATAATCGATCGTAGGGTTACTAAATACATGATTAAAAGTAAATTGTAAAGATTTATTCTTTGATACAAACTTTGTTTCCAAAAAATGACATAATATATTTGGGTCGTTTTTGTGTTCCTGATAATA